CGCCTGCGCATGGAAGTCTTCGTGCGAGACAACTTCACCTGCAAACGATCTGGCGTCATCGCATCGGGCAAGAGCCCTGAGCCGAACAGCCCCGTTGCCAACCATATCAAGCCGCACCATGGCGACCCGGATCTGTTCTGGGACATCAACAACATCGAGACGGTCACCAAGGCCGTGCATGACTCTGTGATCCAATCGGAAGAGAAGCGATCGGGCATCTAGTTCGCAGCTGCGAACCATAGACGGGGGGCGGGCAAAACTTCAAAAAGTGCCCGCTCTCTGGACCCGCGTTCCCCTCACGCAGAGATTTTTTTGTTGCTGAGAATTTTGGGTGCGAACCAAGGTGCAAACCTGCTCATGAGTGATCCCAAAAAGGCCCCTGATTGGGCTGCAATTGAAAAAGACTATCGTGCTGGAACCCGCAAGATCCGGGAGATTGCGCGTTGGTTCTCGATTTCAGACACAGCTATCCGCAAGCGCGCGAAAGCCGAGGGCTGGACGCAAGAGAAAAAGGCAAAAGGTTCGCAGCAAACTGCGAGTGCGAACCTGCCCGTCGCAGATGCTCCAAAGTCGGATGTCTCGCGAGTAGAGGATGTCATCGGCCGCGGCCGCAATGTCGCTGACCGTCTGCTCGATGAGCTGGCTGCCGAAACGCTCCACAAGGGCGAGATGGAAGTCATCATCCAGATGAACGAAACTAACCCGGATCGCGTGCAGGCGCTTAAGCAGGCCCTGTCACTGCCGACCCGTGCCAAAACACTGCAGACGATTACGCTGGCGCTCAAGACTATGGGCGAAACGGTCACCGAAGGCGGCTCCGGCAAGAAGGCGCAGCGCAAGAATGCTGCCGAGGCAGCGACAGCGCCCGGCGGGAAGTTTGCGCCGCGCCCTGGCCCTCCGCAGTTGTCGGTGGTTGGCGGTAACAAGTGAGCCCCGAGTGGAGCACTGCTTGCCCAGATTGGGTGAAGCGCATCGTTTCGCAGCGATCGCTGATCACATTCCGCCCACTGTTCGCCAGCGAAGCAGAGTATGCGCTTGGCGTGTTCAAGGCGCTGAAGGTCACGGATCTTCCCCAGGTGCTAGATGCGGCAACCGGGGAAATGCGGCACCAGACGTTCGGCGAAGTGACCGACCAATGGGTGTTCGACTTCGTGGCGGCCATCTTCGGCGCCTATGACGCTGACACCGGAAAGCAGCTCATCACCGAGTTCTTCCTGCTGATCAGCAAGAAGAACACCAAGTCAACGATCGCGGCGGGCATCATGCTCACGGCGCTGATCATCAACTGGCGGCACAATGAAGAGCTGCTGATCCTGGCGCCGACGATCGAGGTTGCCAAAAACAGCTATAATCCAGCAGCGGCAATGGTCCGCGCTGATCCTGAACTGGATGTTGCGGCAGAGCAGGGCGGTTTCCTTCAGGTTCGCGATCATATCCGCACTATCGAGCATCTTGGAACGAAGGCCGCGCTGAAGGTAGTCGCTGCCGACACTGACACGGTATCGGGCAAGAAGGCCGGGCGCATCCTGATCGATGAGCTTTGGGTATTCGGCAAGAGGCCGGGAGCTGACGCAATGCTGCGTGAGGCGACTGGCGGTCTGGTGTCGCGTCCCGAGGGCTTTATCATCTCGCTGTCGACGCAGAGCGATGAGCCGCCGGCTGGGGTGTTCAAAGCCAAGCTGGATTATGCCCGCAAGGTGCGGGACGGCGAGGTCAAAAATCCGAAGTTCTTGCCGGTAATCTACGAATTCCCGCCCGAAATGGTGAAGGCGAAGGCCTACGAAGACCCGTCAAACTTCTACGTGACGAACCCAAATCTTGGGCGCTCAGTCAGCCAGGAATGGCTTGAAGACGAGATGATCAAGGAACTGAGCGGCGACAAGACGACGCTCGCTACGTTCCTGGCCAAGCATTTGAACGTCGAGATTGGCATGAACCTGCGGGCGAACCGCTGGGCCGGTGCCGATGTCTGGGAGAAGCAATCTGACCCGAGCATCACGCTCGAAAGTCTGATGGAAGACTGCGAAGTGATCGTGGTCGGGCTCGACGGTGGCGGCCTTGACGATTTATTCGGCTTCTCAGCGCTCGGGCGGCACAAGAAAACTCGCGACTGGCTCTCATGGTCGCATGCCTGGTGTCATAAGGGCGTTCTGACCCGCAGAAAGTCTATAGCCCCACGGTTGCAGGGCTTCGCCGCAGCTGGCGAGCTGACTATTGTGGACGATGAACTGGCTGACATTTCGGCGATCGTTGATCGCATCGATGAAATCAACAAGCGGCATCTTCTGGCCGCGGTCGCTGTCGACCCCGCCGGGCTGGGCGAGATGATCGAAGCGCTCGACCAGATCGGCGTGACGGTCGACAACGGGCAGCTGATTGGCGCCGCCCAGGGCTATCAAATGATGAACGCCATCAAGACGGCCGAGCGAAAGCTGACCAATGGAACGCTGCGCCATTCGGGTTCGTCCTTGATGGATTGGTGCGTTGGTAACCTGAAGATCGAGCCAACGGCGACAGCTATTCGAGCAACGAAGCAGAACGCCGGCGACGGTAAAATTGACCCGGTAATGGCTCTGTTTGATGCCGTGACGGTGATGGTGAGAAACCCAGAAGCTGTGAATACCGGCCGTCTGGATGAATATCTCAAGAGCCTGACGGAGTCAGCATGAACCGATTTAAGGCAGCGCTGCTGACGTTGATCAAGGGAACCCCTCTGTCGATCCGAGATCCAGCTCACTGGCGGAATTCTGACGCCGACACGATCACCGGCGTCTCGATGAATGAAAGTGCTGTTCTCGGCCTTTCTACAGCCTGGGCCTGCGTCAACCTTCTGGTTGGTACGCAAGCATCGCTGCCTCTGATGGTGTATCGGAGGGCGAAAAACGGCTCTCGCGAGGTGGCAAAGGATCATGCGCTTTACCGCGTGCTGCACGACAGCCCGAATAGCCATCAGACGGCCCTCGATTTCTGGGAGTTCGTTTGCGCAAGCATTGAGCTTCGCGGCAATGGGTATGCGCGAAAGATCAAAAGCGTCGGTAAAATCATCGGCCTGAGCCCGATATATCCTGATCTAATGGATGTTCGTCAGCTGGCAGGCGGCCGCATCGGTTACCGATGGACCGTCAACGGTAAAACCTATGACGAGACAGACGAAACCGTTCTGCATATCCGTGGTTTCGGTGGCAATCCGCTCGGCGGCCTTTCGACTCTCGAATATGGCCGCAAGACATTTGACCTCGCGACCGGCATCAACGCTGCGGCCACGAAGACTTTCAAGAACGGAATGCTCCCCAGCATTGTGATCTCCTTCAAGGAATTTCTGACTGGAACGCAGCGCACAGACATTGAAGACGCGCTCGAGCAGAAGTTTCTGGGTGCCATGAACGCTGGCCGCCCCTTCATTGCCGAAGGCGGCCAGACAGTTTCTACGCTCTCGCTCAATCCTGAAGACGCCCAGATGCTGGAATCGCGATCGTTCTCGGTCGAAGAGATATGCCGGCTGTTTGGTGTGCCGCCCAATATGGTTGGGCACACCGAAAAATCGACAAGCTGGGGCACCGGGCTTGAGCAGCAAACGCTCGGTTTTGTGAAGTTCACGCTGCGGCGCCGCCTAAAACGCATCGAGCAGGCGTTGCAGAAGCAGCTGCTCACGCCCGACGATGTGGCTCGGGGTGTGACGATTGAATTCAACCTTGAAGGGCTCCTGCGCGGCGACAGCAAGGCTCGATCCGAGTTCTACCGCGCTGCACTTGGAGACACCCAGAAGCCCGGTTGGTTGCTCCGCAATGAAGTCCGCGAGCTTGAAAACAGGCCGCCAGTCGACGGGTGGGATGAGACAATCCCGCTGATCACCAACCAATCAAGCGCCACCCAGGAGGCTGACAATGCTGTTTAAGGACGCTGGCATCACAATGCCGCATTCCGCACCAGTTCTCGAAATCAAGTCGCTCAAGGATGATGGCGAATTCGAGGGCTATGGATCCACGTTCGGCGGCGAGCCCGACAGTTATGGCGATGTGATCGCCGTTGGCGCGTTCACCGAAAGCCTTGCGGCCCACAAGGCCGCTGGCACGATGCCGAAGATGTTCTGGCAGCACAAGCGAGATGAGCCAATCGGGAAATGGGTGGCGGCGGCAGAAGACGCCCGCGGCCTGATGCTGAAGGGCAAGCTGAACATGGATGTTCAGCGCGGCCGCGAAGCCTACTCGCTGCTCAAAAATGGCGACATCGACGGCCTCTCGATCGGCTATCGGATCAAAGAATACTCGGTCGACACTGAGAGCGGCGTTTGGACGCTTCAGAGCCTCGATCTGAAGGAAGTTTCGGTGGTCAGCATCGGCGCGAATGAGAACGCGACGATCACGAGCGTGAAGGCGTTCAAGGCTGCACACCAGTTGACGGATAAGCTCAAGGCCGGGGACCGGCTCACAGAGCGCGAATTTGAGACATGGCTCAAGGGATTGGGCTTCTCGAATTCGGAGGCAGAGCGTGCCGCGCGCGTCTGTCTTAAGGGGCAGGGGGAACCTGCCGGAGCGGATGCAACACGAGCTTTCTTGCTCGCACTCCGGGGCTAAGCCCCTAAACACCCCACAATCGGAGAATACACTATGACCCGTTCAATCGCTTTGGCCACTATGGCCGGCGCGCTCTTTGCCATGCCCGCAATGAACTACTTCTGCGCCCCTCGCGTGGTTTTCGACAAGCCAGACGATATGCCAAGCTCGGTCGCCACTCTGGCCGCCGAGATCAAGGGCGAGTTCACCAAGTCCCTGGACAAGGTGAAAGAGATCGCTGAAACCGCAATTGGCGAAGCCAAGAAATCCGGCGAAATCAGCACTTCCGTCAAGGAACAGGCCGATGAAGCGCTCATCAAGATGAATGGTATCAATGAGCAGCTGTCCCAGCTCGAACAGCGCGTTGCTGAGGGCACTGGCGGCGGTGCTGAGCGTGCCAAGTCATTCGGTGAAATGTTCGCCGAAGACGAGAACGTCAAGTCCTTCATGGCTCAGGCCAACCCGCGCGGCCGCATCGACTTCCAGGCCAAGGCCACGCTGACCTCCCTGACCACTGATGCCGCCGGTTCTGTCGGCGATGCTATCAACCAGACCCGTCTGCCAGGCATCCAGGCAATGCCGCAGCGCCGTATGACCGTGCGTGACCTTCTCTCGCCCGGCCAGATGGATGGCAATACGCTGGAATACGTGCAGGAAACCGGCTTCACCAACAATGCCGGCATGGTAGCGGAAGGGGCGGCCAAGCCCGGTTCCGATATCAAGCTGGATCTGAAGTCGACTTCGGCCAAGGTCATCGCGCACTGGATGAAGGCATCCCGCCAGGTGCTCAGCGATGTTTCGCAGCTCCGCTCGATCATCGATCAGCGCCTTATCTACGGTCTTGCGTTCAAGGAAGAGGGTCAGCTGCTCAATGGTGATGGCACCGGCCAGAACCTGCTTGGCATCATCCCGCAGGCCACTGCCTATTCGGCGCCGATCACTCTGACCTCGCCAACGAGCATCGATCTGATGCGCCTGGCGATGCTGCAGGCTGCTCTGGCCGAATACCCGGCAACTGGCCACGTCATGAACCCCATCGATTGGGCGTGGATTGAAACCCTCAAGGATGCCGGCGGCAACTACATCATCGGCAATCCGCAGGGCACGATCTCGCCGACCCTCTGGGGCCTTCCTGTGGTGACCACGCAGGCCATTGCTCAGGACAAGTTCCTGACCGGTGCCTTCAAGCTCGGCGCCCAGGTGTTTGATCGCTGGCAGGCTCGCGTCGAAGTGGCGACTGAGAACGAAGACGACTTCATCAAGAACCTGGTCACAGTGCTGGCCGAAGAACGTTTGGCCCTGGCAGTCTATCGGCCAGAAGCC